TGACAGTTTTGCTGATATTGTTCGTGGTATGCATCTATATGGCAGAAAGATACTTCGCCCAGAAGCTATCGTAACTGCTAAATACAACGCAGCTTAAAGGAGGGTAACATAATGGCTACTTTTGATTTAACAGCTAGTTCTACCACAGGCGTTGGTGCTAATGTCGTTGCAGGTATACCTTCACATTCAGGTACACACGTAGTAAGAACAATCCAAGAGTATTTAGATATAGATGCTCTTATAGCAGCAGGTAATACTATTGCTAATGGAGATGTCTTTCAAATGCTTGAGATTCCTGCAGGAACACTTGTTCTTAATGCAGGTGCTGAAGTAATGAAAGCTTTTACTTCAAGCTGTACACTGGATATGGACTTTGGTGGTGGTGATGACATCATTGATGGTGCAGACATAACTTCTACAGGTTTTTGTGCTGCAGGTTCAAATGGTCAAACCAACGTAGTAGGAACTGGTTCTGCTTCAACTTACACTCAATTTATTGGTACTACTGATACAATTGATTGTACGATTGCAGGAGCAGCTGCTGCTACAGGTAGATTAAGAGTTTACGCAACTGTGATTGATTGTAACGATCATGGTGCTGTAGACAAAGCTACTGAAGTAGATAGAGATCTACTTGCTTAATATAAGCATATAACTAGAGAGGGCAGGGCAACTTGCCCTTTCTTTTAACAAAGTAATTTTACAGAGGGAATAAAATGGGTGTTACAACTGCAATGTGTACATCTTTTAAGGGTGAACTCTTAGGTGGCACACACGATTTAGATACAAACACAATTAAACTTGCCTTGATTAAATCAGGTGAATCAGGAACATATGGTGCAGCCACAACTAATTATTCAGATGTAACAGGAAACTCTGATGAAGCATCTGGTACAAACTATTCAACAGGTGGTAACACATTAGGTAGTGCAACTATCAGTACTTCAGGAACAACAGCGATATTAGACTTTGCTGATACAACTTTTTCAAATGCTACTGTTTCAGCATCAGGAGCAATTATCTATAACTCAAGTCAAAGTAATAAAGCTATAGCTGTTATTAGTTTTGGTGGAACTGTAGCATCTACAGCAGGTGATTTTACTGTATCATTTCCTGCAGCTGACGCAAGTAATGCTATTATAAGAATAGCTTAATATGTCTACCTTTGGTGCAAATGACGCACTGTATGGTACAGGTACGTATGGTACAGCACGATATGGTAGGGTAACACCAGTAGTATCCATATCAGGTGTCGTAGGCACAGGTTCTATAGGAACTGTTGAAGTAAAACTTGATACTACTTTAACAGGTGTAAGTGCCACAGGTATAGTAAATGATGTAGAAGAGCAACCAACAGAAAACTTAGAAAGTGTTTCAGCCACAGGTTCAGTAGGAACTGCCACACCTTCTGCAGATAGCTCACTAACTCTTACAGGTGTTGAAGGTACTTCTGCCCTTGGTACAGTTGAAGCTCAAATAGATACATCAATAAGTGGGCTTGGTTCAACAGGAAGTGTAGGCACAGTTACAGCAACAGCATCAGCAGCTGTGATGGGAGCTTTTAATCCAGACATAACATCACTTTTATTTTCTAAAGTGGCTCTTTTAACAGCTTCAGAAACATCAGCAGATACAAGAATAGCTGCAGTAGAAGGAGCATCTCTTGCTGAACAAAACTTAGCATCTTCTAGAGTAATTGCACAAGTATTAGATGCAACTGGATCAAGTGGTACAACAAATGAAACATTAGCTTTTACAGGTGGATCACAAGTTTCAGGAAGTATTCAAGGTGCAGTAGGATCAGGACAAGCAGGTGCGTTATCAACTAGTGCAACAGTATTTGACTTTGAAGCAGTAAAGAGTTTGTATAGTAGAAGAAGAACAATATTTATAGCGAGGGCTGCGTAATGTCTACATCAGCCGAAAGAACAGCTTTAGTTGCTAGTGAAAATAGAACAGTTTTTATAGAAAGACAATCAACTTCTGCTGATAGAACTGTATATGCAAGTGAGGAGTAAATATGAGTTTTAGATGGCCAATAAAAGATCCAGACGAAACATTAGATTATAGTGTAGA